AAATCATATTCTGTGGCTTGTGGATTATCATATGTTATAGAGTCAGCGTATGTTGTTCTAGCCAAGGACATAGTAGACCATGTATTTTCCACATAATTGTATACTACAGATCTATCTACTTGTGTAGATGGATTACCAACCGGTGTGCCTTTTGGATAAAACCAAATAATTTCGTTATACAAAGAATTGTGTGATGCATAAACAATTTGATTAGAAACATAATTCACACCAAGATTATCTCCATCTGTTTGAAAAACGAAATCCTCTACAAGACTAGGTAACAATTTTACTGTACCATCATAAACAAAGAAACCACCAGCAAGTCCCATCCAATATACTTTACCATCTGCATAAGCTGCAGCGTGTTGACCAATGCACCCACAGTTAGTACCCACCTGTCTTATACTAAAAGTAAAAGGTGGACCAACAAACTGCATTGTGTAAGCTGCTTGATCAGTTAGTATTAAAATATAATCTTTACCAGATATAGCAGTCACAATTGTGTTTCCGGTGTCCAGTCTAAATGTTCCAGCAGTATTTGTCGAAGTCGGTGCGTATGTGCTGAAATCTTCTTGATCACTAAATCTAATAAACATTGGATCTTGTGTATTTGCATCACCAACTGTAGTCTCAGTACCAAAATGAACAAAATGTCTATCTCGATCAGAGACAGCTGTAAGAATGGATCTTGTAGGTGCTGAAGGCATTTCTATAGCTCGGTTGTTAAGTGGGTTAGACGCACCTGCATTCCATGTAAATGTTTTACCGTTTCTAATTGTTGCAGTAAATATCTCACCAAAGTTATCTAGGTGCCAGTTACCTGGGTCTAGAATTACAGAAGATGTTGTAGTTTGATTACCCCATCCTATAAAAGCAGATACTTCTGTAACAAGCGTACCTGATGAATGTGCTGATATGCTTGTACCTAATGCACCTCTTGTTATACCTGTAAGATCATTTGATGATACACCAGTATAAGTAATTAACTCAGCTGACGATGAACCTAAAGCACCAACTAAAATTATACCTCCACCAGAATTAAAACCTGATGAACTTGTAAGAGTTATGCTTGTACCAATACCTCCAGTACCAGCTGTATTGTTTTGTAAAAGTCCATTAAGTGTTGTGCTTGGTTGATTACCAATTGATCCACCCCATTGTCCTGTACCCCAACCATATCCTGCAGTCTGTGCGATTGGACCAATATCAATATATGGAGTCACATCTGCCGATCCTGCTGCTGTCATACCGGTTCCTGTCTCTGTCACGGGCATTGTTACTGTGAAGGTGTTTGCGGTAGCCGTTACTACTTCAAATGTATTATCTGTAAAATTAGCAGTTGTAAAACTTGTAGCTCCTCCTCCAGGTAAAGTTACATTTGTAAATAAAAAATATTCTCCTGCTACTAATCCATGAGCAGTTTTGTTTACTGTAACCGTGTTTGAATTATTTGTTGATGTAAATGTTACTGAACTTACTTGTGTACCAAGTGGTGTGATATCATAAAACGCACCGCCATAATATATTAATAATAATTTTGATGAACCAATACCAGCATACTTTCTTCCATCTAAATCTGTAAATGTATGAATAGCTCTTGCAGGTCCTGATATTGTATGACTTCCTATTGCAGTAAAACCACCAATCTTTTCAGGTTGTCCATATCTAAATCTTGTAAAGTCTCCGTCAATCCACTTACCCTCAGCTCCAGATGGTGTATCGGTCTTGTCGAAGCCTGGTATAATTTTTACATTTGTTAAAGGCATATCGTATTTTACTATATATTAGATCAGCTTCCAAGTCGTAGGTGAAGGCATGTTATGTTCAGAAACAACACCCTCTTTCATAGTAATTAATACATCTCCAGATATTGATATTCGAGGCTCATTGGTTTTATTAAAGCCTGTCTCGTGCCAAGTGGAGCTAGGAAATATAACAATGTTTCCGGTTTCCGCTGGGTATTCTGCTTTAGCAAAATTTTGTTCATCCCATTTAGTAAAATATGGGTCACGTCTAGGAACATTCAGACCACTTCTCATGCCCTCATCATCTATAAAAAATAAATTACCTTGGTTCTTAGCCTTAACATAATATACAAAACTAAAATGTGAACTCATATGTCTGTGGTAATGTATATACTGTTCTTTTGTGGAATATGTTGCCCAACTCTTTGTAATAAATAATTGAAACATTGATAAGTCATAATGTTGAATATTTAAAAAAGCTATTATTGCTTTTTCTATCTCTGCATATAAATCTGTAAAGTCTTTGTTAAGATGTAGATTATCATCAATAGACTGAAGAGGTTTTGGTTTTACATCTGTAGTTTGTGCATATTGTGAATTTGTTGCCACAATATCTTTTTCTAGTATTGGCAATATTTTTTTATTAATGATCTCGTAATTTTTTATTTGAGATATGTAAATTGGACTACCAAACCATTTTAATACACTAGACATCTAATCCACCTTTAGATTCAAACCAAACATAACTGTTCAGAAGAGAAAAAAATTTATCTATTTCTTTCTGTGAATCAATAACATAGCAATCAGTTGATGTAAAACTATCTTTTATTGACATAAATCTATGGTGTCCGTCTATTAATTTAAATGATCTTGATATTACCAAAGGGCATATCATACCCTTTTCTTTAATGTCTTTTTTTAAATTTTTAATTAAATCTAAATTATATATAGATTGTTGAGGTTCAATATCAGATACTTTTATTCTTTTAATTAAGGATGGAAAAATTATTTTATTTGGAGTGATATGCAATTATCTTACTTTCAGAAATCTATATACAATTTCTCCGTTACCACCTGCAGCACCAAGTGTGTTTCCTCCGCCTGAAAGTTGGCCACCACCTCCGCCTCCGCCTGATCCCCGTGTCCCAGGCGAACCGTTTGTTCTAGCAGGTGTATTCCCACCAGCTCCTCCTGCAATGTTTCCATTAAATGATGAACCACCGTTTGATCCATTTATTTGACAGTTATCTCCTCCACAGTTACCATTGTTTTGTCCGATAACTCCGTCACCATTATCATTGAATGAACTTGTTGGGCCTCCGTTTAAAGTATTTATATTTTTATTTGTACCGTCACTATCTTTAAATATTCCTGTCGTTAATCCTGTAGCAACTGTTCCTGTTCCTGCTGTACCAGCAACATTTGTTCTAAGTGGTCCTTGTGCTCCTCCTCCTGTTCCTCTTGAGCCACCACCACCATTTAAAGTAAATAGTGTTCCAGTAGATGATCCACTCAATGTGGTTGAAGTACCTGCGGATGCGACTGCA